GCTTTCGCAAATATCATTTTCACCAAACATTGGTAAAACAAATACCGTACACGGGCCTGTGGAAATGTTCCATGACCAATGTAACAAGCAGAAGCCACACCAGCAGTCGAAATACCAGTCTCAGTAGTTGACATAACACCCTGAGACATATACCAATTAAGTGTACTCTGTCTCCTTCCATGTCGATAGTTCTTCTTAAATTTTCCCTTGGTCGGGAAAAATCCTCCTGATTTCGATTGCTTCCTAATCGGTCTCGATTTAGGCTTCGGTGTAATACGCGCAAAAACCTGCTTATTAAACCTCGCTTGCTTCTGTTGAAACAATTGCTTAGCTTTCCACCTCGCATTAAATTGTTTCCTTCGCTGCCCATGTCTAGAACTCTTAATACTACGTCGCGCCATATATTCAACATAAGATCTGTCAGGCTCCTGGCTTTTATCTAAAATGCCGAGCGTTCTGAGCGCACCTTGTGCTCCTACCGCAACGGCCGCTCCGGTCCTTCTAAGTTTCTCTCGTGCTGTTCTTCCTTTGAGGAAGTTTGCTCTAGCAAATCTATAATCAAGTCCTTCAAGATCCTTCCCTCTTGCGTAACCCAAGTCGTGTTCCTTAGCTGTCTGGTCAAATTCGTCAATCGAGGGCCAATGTGGTTTATAGATAGATCGCTTACGCTTTCTACCGGCTGTCCATCCTGGTCCAACCCATTGGCCATATTTGTAAATTACCATTCATTTTTATTCATTCAAAATTACAAAGTATTTATAGGATCAGCTGAGCCGCTGATCCGCCTTGCTGTAAGTAATACTGCAGCTCGGCGGATAGCGGCTAGGGTTAATCCTTCAACAAACCTTCAAACAAATTCTCAAAATCAGCTTCAAACATAGCATTTGAATGTCCCGGAATATCCAGTACTTCCACAGGTGGTAACCATTCTTCATCCATATGAATCACTTCTAATCTCCTATACAATGCTTCCAATGTTCCTCCATCCAATCCGGGATACCATTCGTTTGGTGGAACATTTGACGTAAAGATAAATCGTTCAGCCAACAATGCACCGGATGAACCTTTATGTTCAACTCGACACGGGTACCTGTCGATCCACCGAAGAACATGCGAGATATCGATACCTCCCCTAAATTCATCGATGATAACGCATTTTTCACCTCGGTATCCACACCACCACTTCGATCGTGGATCCTTAACATATATGTCCTCCTCTCTAAATTCATAGTGGGCTCGTCGAGTCTTACCGACTCCTGTTGGACCCCAATACACTGTTGCCCGTACATTTCTTGGAGATGGTCGAGAATTTTCTGCATGAATGGCGAGTAAATTCCGGAAATACCTAATGTACACATCGCTTGGGACATTATCCATCCTTCCCGCAACTGCAGAGTTTCGTATGCCATCCCAATCGTGACTTTTACCTCTGTCCATAGGTTTTCTTCCCAATTCAAACCTAGTATTTGCCACAGCCGTTTCATCCTTGTGCACATAGTCCACAGCTGCCTCTGATCGCGTGGGCTCGGCGTGGAAGGGGCCGAAGACGTTTCTGACTCCTCCGAGTCTGACCTTCCTGACGAAGTGGACGACCAATTGCCAATGCCTAAAGGACGTATGCTCTCCGACCTCGAGTTGTCCTGTGATGTAGTCGACCTTCTCGTTGGCAAAATTCGACGGACTAAAGGCATTTTCAGGTATCGTTAAAATCCACCAAGAAGCTTGTTTCATAAGTTAATTTAATTTAAGAGTAGATCGAATCCCTCCCACCGCCCTCTTTTTATGGATTTCGTGAGGTTAATTAGTTTATATATTTTTTGTCCTTCTCGCCCTCACTCATATGCCCCGCTATCGCGCGTCCCCGCAAGCGGGGTCCCCTCACGCGTAACTTCGCGGGGGCATACTCGATCGGGGCGATAGGACTCGGAGTCAAGGAAAAACTTTTGCGGCAAGCGCAAAATGGTGACTCCTCTTCCTAGGGGGGGCGCCTCTCTCAAAGCTTCCTGGATCTGGATATCAGTAAAAAGCTTTCTATGGGGGGGAACCCCCAAACCCCCCATTGGGGGGAGATCCCCCCAATACCCCCCCAAGTTGTTAGTCGTTATTATTTTATAAGGTGGAGCTATTGAAATAGTATTTCTTTGCATAGCATTTTTTATTTAATAAGTCAAGTAATTCCCTACACTAACAATTTCATCTGTCACATTACTACGATTAATTTTAATCGCCATCAACAAACGTATATTATGTTCACCATACACTTTAATATTAGGTGTATCGGCTTTCGCTTTAATCATATGTTCAAACCCATAAAAAGCAAACTTTCCAAGAGATTGATTCATAGATACTACATTCGCCGTATCCATAGGAAATAATTGCATAGTAAACTTACTAATAGGCTTCGCCACTTTCGTAGTCAACACAGAAGTCTTTATATGTCCAGGATCAATCTTGGCTTTCCCTGAGGCTCGCACATTACCAAAATATGCCGCAGGGGGGCATTCAGCCAGATTATCCACTGAATCTTTCGCAAATACTCCTGTCAACGTATTAATAACAAAATTAGTCTCAGCACGTGACGTCCTATTGTTCACAGTGCCGCAGCCATATCCAAAATAGGATTTACCATAAACCGGTAAATTATCAACCGCATCTTCATCCGTATTCGTCCCTGCCGTTTGATTCTGTAATTTTAACGCAGATTTACTATTAAGATAAACCTTCGCATTAGTCAAATTAATACTGGCTAATACAGCAGTGCCTCCAGTCAACGCTATCTTAATAGAGGTAAATATATACTGTAGTCCTTGTCCATCACCCATTTGAGATTCAAATCGGTCCGCAATTGATTGATAAGTAGTACCGTTAGTACCTTGCGTCCAACTAATACTCTGTTCCGCACCATCACTATAATCGTTCTTAAAATACAATAATACTACATCACCTGTAGTGACTTCCGCATCATCTCCAAAATTCTTCAACTTAATTCCCGCTTTCGCAAATATCATTTTCACCAAACATTGGTAAAACAAATACCGTACACGGGCCTGTGGAAATGTTCCATGACCAATGTAACAAGCAGAAGCCACACCAGCAGTCGAAATACCAGTCT